TTGAATAGACTTTATGTATCTACTCGTAATTCTAGTATTAACAGCCGAGTTAATAACAGGTGTAGGAATTTCATATTCTAAACCGGCTCGAGAACACCATAACCCGGTATTATTCATTTCTGCGACATCGGAAATTTTATCCATCTCGTATTGCTCGAGTACTTTCAAAGCTGATCGGACAATATACCCATCCATATCTGTACCGATAGCCCTTTCTAGACTAGCTTTCATACGCGTATCATCATGACCGCAATAGGAATATAAATCTGCTACAGCTTGTAACATTCCATATTCCACCCCGTTATGAACCATCTTTGTAAAATGCCCAACACCGAAATCTTCTCCCATGTACGTGTGCCTATTAGATATCTTTGTGAGAATGGGTTTAGTCATCTCGTATGCATGCTTAGTTCCACCTATCATGAAAGCTGGACCTTCACGAGCACCGACAGTACCACCGGAAAGTCCGGTCCCTAAATAATTTACCATTCGAACCTTGCACTTAGATCCACGGGTTCTAGAGACCCTGTAAAATTCGTTTGAACAGTCTATGATTGTATCATTAGGTCTCAAATGTTTGAGTAGAATTTTAACAGTATCATCCGTTACATCCCCGTGAGGAAGAGCTGTAAAGATAACCCGTGGCCATTTCATAGCATCTACCATTTCGCCGATGGACTCGTGTCCAAACACGTTCTCAGATTGTTCTTCCAATGCGATAACCTTAGAGTGTGTCTTGTTATACACATGCAATTTCTGCTTCTCTTGAATGTTTAGCGCGAGATTTTTCCCGATAGAACCCAACCCGATTACACCCAAAGAACTCGTCATTATGTTATAGTATATATCGATTTATTTAAGTTGCTTAAAACTTAATTCTATGTATAACATAGATGCGTCCTGTTGTGAGTTTATCTGTACCACGTTTATTTCGCGCACCCAACATTAAGGTAGACAAGTCACCCCAGTCAGAGTATAAACCGAAATCGTATAGTCAATTTATCAAGAGTCTAGAAAAGAAAGAGCTTCCTCAGGTGTTGATTAAACCCTCTAAGAATATCGCTATTTTCACGGAAAAGGATGGAAATTATGGAGATGCCGCGATCGTTCAATCTGATAAGCTCTGGGAGATACTTATCGACAGTGAAGCTAATATCAATATAGATACCACCCAACCACAAAATCTCGCCGAAAATGTAATTATAGCATTTTTCGTCTTATACGCCTTTACCATGTTCCGTGCCATTTTTGGAAGTAAAGACGGTGGTGGAATGGGAATGCCTAACCCGTTTCTTAAATCGGCTGAGTTTGATATGGAACAGGCTATAGAAACCCGATTCACCGATGTTGAAGGTATAGATTCTGCTAAATACGAACTCGAAGAGATCGTTGATTTTCTTAAGAATCCCGAGCGTTATTTGGGTAGTGGAGCCAAAATCCCCCGAGGTGCTCTTCTTTCGGGATCACCTGGAACTGGTAAGACTCTACTCGCTCGAGCGATCGCGGGCGAATCCAGTGTCCCTTTCATTCAGTGTTCAGCGGCGAGTTTTGTTGAAATGTTTGTAGGTGTAGGCGCTAAGCGTGTGCGTGAACTCTTTGAACAAGCGCGAATGAATCAACCGTGTATAGTTTTTATAGATGAGATCGACGCTGTGGGTAAAAAGCGTGCATCTGGGCCCATGCCGGGTAATGATGAACGTGAACAGACTATCAACCAACTTCTTACAGAAATGGATGGATTTGATGAAAACACGGGAATTGTAGTCATAGCAGCTACTAACAGAAGTGATATTCTAGACGAAGCTCTTCTTCGCCCAGGTAGATTCGATCGCAAGATTCAGGTCAGCTTACCAAGTGTTAGGGGTCGTAAGAAGATTCTTAAAGTACATGCTCGAGGTAAGAAACTCGATAAAAGTGTAAGTCTTGGATCCCTCGCGAAACAGACGACAGGTTTTTCAGGTGCCGAACTCGCGAACTTATTGAACGAATGTGCTATTCGGGGGGTTCGAGATGGAGATGGTACTATCACGGAAGCTATAGTGGACGATGTATACCAGAGACTGATAGTAGGTGCAAAGGGTGATACGACTTTTACGGGTCATAAAAAAGAGGTCATCGCTTTTCACGAAGCGGGGCACGCTATCACGGGTGCAGTCATTCCGGGGTATGATCGTGTGCGTAAAGTGTCTATCATTCCTAGGGGTGCAGCCGGTGGTGTGACTTTCTTTCAGCCTTCGGAAGAGAATGCAGAATCGGCTCTTTACACAAAACAGTATCTTAAGAATCAGATGGTCGTAGCTCTAGGTGGACGCGCAGCCGAAGAACTTATATACGGGGCTGATAATATCACCACGGGTGCTTCTTCAGATTATGCCCAAGTGTATAACATCGCTCGAGAAATGGTTACCACGTATGGTCTAGGTATTAACAATTTCGATTATAGGAACCTGTCACCTGCAGCTGCGTTGATGGTCGATAAGGAAATCAGTGATCTTGTATCGGAATGTTATAAACGTTCAAAGGAACTTCTGTCTATTAATATGCTTGAACTTAAACAATTAAAAGAAAAACTGATCGAAGATGAACTCGTAGACGGGTCTTGGGTGTATGAACTGTTTGGGGGTACTATTTCATGTAACAGTGTAGACGCATGGGACGACGAGAATGCTTCTTGTACGTTCGACTGATCCGACCGGTCGGACACCTCGTGAAATTCAGAACAAAAAAAAGCGTTACAAAAAGTCGGGGGAGTCAAAAATGTATTGAACCTTCATTTTTAAAAAGTGTGTATGAACAACTTTTAAAAGTGAATTAATGATATTTATGAAAATACTTCGTATGAGTATTTAGTTAGAGAAGGCGAGACCGCCCATACCACTCTGGATACGGAGGACGTTGTAGTTCACGGCGAACATGTTAAGGTTCGTCGCGGTAGCGGCAGCCTTGGTCTTGATAGCGACCTGAGCGTTATCAATCCTCGAAAAATTGCAAGTACCGGTCGGTTGATGCTCCTCGGGTTTTAACGCGAATGAATATGCGTACACACCGGGCACGGGGGAACCGGAGTGGTGCTGGAAGGGCTGCACGGAGTTGAAGTACTTGCCATCCTGCTCCTTGAAACGGTCCTGGCCGTTGAGAACAAGCTTGAAGGTCTCGATGGGACCGTGAGTCTCCTCAGTCCAGACATCGGAACCATCCGCAGCGTGGTCACCGAGCCTGAGGAGAGGGGCACCACAGGTGGAGGGGGCGACGAGAGCGGTAGAACCGGTCTGAAGACCGGCGGCACCGGCGGAAGACACAACAGTGTCGACCGCGGAGGTGAAGTTCCAAAGGTTGGAACGAGACACGGTGCCGTGATCGGCGCAGAAAACGAGTTCCTTGACCGGGTGATTGTAAGAGAGGCGAATCTGCTTCGTGGAACCAGCGGCGGCCATAGCGTCGGAGCCAGTGTGCTGAACCTGCTCAATGAGGTACTCATGGCCCTTCTGCGCAAATCGCCTACGCTCCTCAGTGTCGAGGTAAATGTAATTAGCCCAGACCTTGAAGGTGCTATCATCGGTATACAGTGAGAACTCGGAAGATAAATCGAAATCCATACGAACCTCATGGTACTGCAGGGCAATTAGTGGGAGGGCGAGTCCGGGATTGCGGTTAAAGAAGAAAATAAGAGGAAGGTACATCTTACCACCATCGGCACCGGGGGTGGTCATCTTACCCCACGTGAGCTTCTTGGACTCGTCCAGGTAAAGCTCGGAGTAAAGCCTCCACCAGCGCTGGTAGTGCTTGTCAATTCGCTGTCCGCCCACGGACAGCTCGACGTCCTTGATCGCACGCTCAGCGGCCCAGTTATCGTCGTTGTCGGTACCGGCAGCGACGGAAGAAGTGGGCAGGATGGTGGCCTTAGCCTTAAGCTCGACATACATGTCGGAGACGAGGTCACCGTTGCGAGCAATGGTGACGGAAACGCGGCCGGAGTTGGAAGCGGTACCGTTAACGGTCTGCTCGATGTTCTCCATAGCGAAGTTAGTGTGGCGCTTGTAAACCGCCTGGAAAAATGTAACCTTGGGGTTACCTGTCAGATAGACGTCCTGTGCGCCGTATGCCACGAGTTGCATTAAACCACCCGCCATTTTGTATGTTGTTGTACTATACACAGAGAAAATAATTTCAGGTAAAGTGCGAAATTTCGCACGTGATTTTTCCTCAACCTACCGTAAATGTCTACACAGCCTGAGACTATCGAACCCGAAACCGAAACCGAATCCGAATCCGAATCTGAAATTTTACCCGACCAGGAGGTCGACCTCACCGAGTACGATCCTGAGGATTTTCCTGATGATGATGATTTTTCGCCCATGGAAAACTTACTTGGTCAAACTCTTACCACCCCCGAGGGTGACACCGTGTGCACTGCTCTAGTATACATTGGACAGCAGATGGAAATTCACAATAAAATTTTTATCAAACTTCTCAGTATTCTTCAGAAGAAAAATGAGGCTTAGAAAAATGAATCCTAATATTAGAAATGCAGGGGTCCGGTCAGACAATGCACGTCATCGACGACACACACAATCTTCATGATCATAATAGCACTTTCTGGACTGAGAATATTATGAAAATGGACATAGATCAACTCATGAAGGTAATCATCCAACCCTCCGAGAAAAAGCTGAGAATTAACGACAAGCTCAGTGCATCAGAGTCTCTTAACATAGGGTTTGACCTGTTTTTCGATCCTTCCCAACCAAGGGAAAAGGGTCTGCCCATACAAATTGATATCGGTGAAGTTGAACGCACACGTACATTCATGATAGATCGTTTATGCGAAGCGTATCACCGCTCCTGTGCCCTGGAAAAGGATAATGAATGCGACTTCGACGACGACGAAATCAAAGAAGTTACACTGGCTATTCGTATTAACAGGATGATCGATCGCATTCAAGATGCATGGAGGGTAACATTCAGTGTGTATCGTATACACGATTTCTCGAATAACCCCAACGCCGTACCCGTGGATCCAGAATCTGATCCATCTATTTTCAGGGCGTCTACGATTAAGGATGTTCAGGATTTGAAACCTTTTCAACAGGCTATGTTACAGTTATTAAAGGATTTATATAATAGTCAGATCAAGAGATACAAAGAGCAGTGTTGTAGGGAGATTAAAACAAAAGATGGGGCGAGTACCCGAGCCTGGGAAGTATTTGAAAGTATTCAAGATTATGTATATTCAGTCGGTAAAAAGGAACAATGGTATGAACTATGGAAAAATATGACTATGAGTCCTTCTACCCATAGCGATCTCATTCGCCATCTTTCTAAGACGAGGGATATGCAATTTCCTGAAATTAAGAAGCATCGTCAGGTGTGGTCTTTCACTAATGGTATCTTCATCGGCAAGGAGCTTGTACCCGACAAGTCTACAGAAGAAGACAAACACTATCGGGCTGTTTTCTACCCGTATACGTCAAAGGAGTTTAAGACACTCGATCGGACTATCGTCAGTTGTAAATACTTCAATCAAGAATTTAGCAATTATAACGATACCGATTGGAGGAATATTCCTACACCTAATTTCGATAAGATCCTAAAGTATCAAAAGCTCGATAAGGATGTGATCGAATGGATCTATGTTCTATGTGGACGTTTGTGTTTTGACGTAAATGAGATCGATAAATGGCAATGCATCCCTTTCCTAAAGGGGGTGGCCCAGTCTGGTAAATCCACTATTATTACGAAAGTCTGTCGCAAATTTTATACATCGGATGATGTACGAACACTTTCGAATAACGTGGAAAGAAAGTTTGGTCTGTCTTCTATTTACGATTCCTACATGTTTATTGCACCAGAAATTAAGGGTGATTTAGCACTTGAACAGGCAGAGTTTCAGTCTGTGGTGTCTGGTGAAGATGTTTCGATTGCAGTGAAACACGAAAAGGCTAAAACTTTCGTGTGGAAGTCTCCGGGTATTCTGGGTGGTAACGAGATTCCCGGATGGAGAGACAACTCCGGTAGCGTTTTGCGTCGTTTGATCACGGTTGACTTTAGGAAGAAAGTTAGGGAAGCGGATCCAACCCTGGAAGATAGACTCGAAGAGGAACTTCCAAACATTCTGCAAAAGTGTGTGAGGGCGTATCTCGAGAAGGCACAGGCACATAAGAACGATGCAATTTGGAACATTCTTCCACCGTATTTCGAAAAGGTCAAGACACAGGTTGCGGCGGCTGTCAGTCCTCTATTGAGTTTCATGGAATCTCCTCACGTCGAGTATGGCGAAGATAAGAAGTGTCCCCTATCTTTCTTCAAGGATGAGTTTGCTGCGTTCTGTATGAAAGAGGGCAAGTCGCGAACGATCAATTCTGATATATGGGCAGGTCCATTTGGTGAGCGTGGTATCGGTGTCGAAAAGCTAAAGGAAGATGAGATTACGTTGTATACGAGATGCGGTATCACTCAACACCAGCCTAAGACGGGTACAGAGCACAGAAACTCTATGTGGATTATTGGTCTCGATGTTGTGAACGTAACTCCCCAAGAAGTGGCACCTCAACAAGAGGTACACGTCGAGACATCAATTTCGACACAGACGATGGTTGATACAGATGGACAGGAGTTAGATGATTAAAATATTTACTTAATATATGGGTTTATTCAACGAATTTGAAAAAAATAATGTTTCACCAACTACATCCCAAAATTTGATACGACAGGCCCCGTATCTCACGAACCGCGAAAAAAATAGTCTAAGGGTCAACGCTACTAGACTCAAACAAAACAATATACAAACGAGAATAAATAGAATGGTTGGTAATAAACTGAAGGCCGCCAACCTTTCAAAAATGAAAATGTCACCTCTTCAAATGAGTGTGTTTAACGGTATGGTCAACTTAGATGCTAAGAAGGGTAACTATAACGTAAACGTTTCAGAAATTCTGTATAAGAAACCAATTAAAAGACGCCCCATCACCCCCGGGTCTAATTTCGAAATAGAGATAAGCGCGATTAAACTGTTATACGGGCGTATGCAAATAGGAGCTAAGCATACGTCTACAGTCGTACCGAATAAAAATGCGAAAAACAGACATCGATACTTCGTCGCCCAAATAGACGGTTTCGTGTATGAAGGAGGTAAGAAGCAAAAAATACTGATTAAAATTTACACGAACGGTAAGATGCAAATCGCGGGTGGTATCATGAATAACAACTCGAGGCAGCCAGAGATGATTCGTAAATTCATAGTGGATAACTATGCACCCAAGTATAAGTTTTTATACAACCCTATTCGCTACTCTACACTTGTAGGTACGTTTCAAACACAGGGTGTTATTAACTTAACCATGGTTGCACAGGCTTTCGCCAAGTCTCGCAATATAGGTTACGAACCCGAGCTTCGCCCCGCTTTAAAGATGACGTATTATGGAAATAATTTTCAGCTTTTTAGATCCGGTAAAATACAGATTATGGGTGCTAAGACCGTTAAAGCCTTACACGATGCATACAATCCCATAGGATACGACTTAGTGAAGACTATGTGGGTTATGGGTATGATGAAGGAACCTACGAACACGGATATGAAGAAGGTAGCTGTTAAGAAAACCACTCACCCGAAGAATGTAACCACCACAATGAACGATAAGAATACCAATATCAAATACTTCAATAAATCGAATTCGAAGAATGGTAAAAATGGTATACGGGTGGGTCCACGTAAATGTCTGACTGTCGCCCGACCAAAGCTGGTCGCAGTCGCGGAAAAGATGGGTATTGTTGACATCACGAGTAAGACGACAAAACCCGCCATTTGCGAGAAGATCAAGAATCGTGCGTTTGGAACGTTCAAGGTTGGTAATAAACCGTGCCGTGCACACAAGAAGGAGGAACTCATACAAATAGCCATTGCTCGAGGTGTCAGTGTGGTTGACGGTGATACCGTGGATACGTTATGTAAAAAGCTACAAATTCCTAGGGCCGTAGCTCCTAAGAGAAAGGGTAGAAAACCTAAGGAGATAGAACCCGCTAAAAGAACGGCCAATATCGCAAAGAAGATGGATAAGCGTCGTCTAACGAATAAAGCTATCAGGGATGATATCAAGGAATTATATGGTAAGCGATGGATAAAGAAGTATAAAAATGTTATGCCTTCTTTAAATTCGGATGTCGCGGATATGAAAAAGGTGATCAATGCCCTCAATCTCAAAAAGAATAAGAAAAATGGATTACATTTTAAGACCAATGTTAATAAGGTTAAACGTGATACGGTGCGTACATGGAAGTTTCAGCGTACGAAACAGTTGAATAATAAGTTAAACAATCTTAACAATAACCTCGCCAAGGAACTTGAAAACGTGATGAACGTGGCCACACCACCTCCGAAGAAAAAGAATTCTCCGCGCTTCCCCAAAGGCACGGTGGTAGAACAATTATAAAGAATAGTCGCTATATAGATACATGAATGATAGTAGACAACTCTTCGTTGATCACGTCAACACGGTATATAGAC